TGGTAAATCGTCCAGTTCATCGAAGATCGGATCATTGTCCGTATCGTCATCCTCTTCTTCTTCTTCGAAGTCATTGATAGCCGATCCTCCGCCTCCGAAGGCTTCGTCGTCTCTGACTTTCTGAACACCATTCAATCCGAATGTGATACCCTTGTTGGCTATCTGATCGAATGAGTAGGCATCTATCGAAGCAACTCCCCAGCATCCGGAGTAGAAATCTTCTTTCTGTGTGATCGGTTGTTTGTGCCTGTCGATGATAACCGGACGACCTTGAGATTCATTGCGGGAAGCACGAATGTAGTACATTCCTTCGAATCCATCGTATTCAATATTGTCGTCACCGTCTTTGATAGGATTCCATTTTGACGGGTCACCGGGCAACTTGCCATTGCATTTCGGATGTTCCGCAAGGTATTCCTTCTGCAACTCCTTGATAGCTGCTGCAACCTTCTTGATATTATCCTTGTCAGTCTTCGGGATTAAAATGGTCACTTCGTACTTTGATTTGCCTTGGTTGAAACGGTCTTCCGCTTCGAATACTCTCACGAATGAGAATCTTACATTTTTTAGGATTAATTTCTTTCCCATGATTTTTGTTTTTAAGTTGTTAATACTACTTGTTTAACTTTGATGACGCAAAAATATAACGTCTATTTGAATTTGCCAAATTTTGAACAAAATATTAACGTTTATTAGCTTTCGACATCGAAATCAGATAGTGAGTTATATTCTGTTCCGGGATGGCTTTCCGGTACTAGTTTAGGCGCACCGGGCTGACTCTGAAGATACTTGCCGAACCGGGCAGCAAAAACTTTCTTGCCTAATAGCTTCTCAAGATCGGTAATGCCCTTCAAGCTGATGTTCATGATCTCGTCCTCAAGATACTCGTCCAGCAGTTCGTTGCGAACCTTGTCGGGGTCGGTGATCTTACGGGAGGATCGTCCTTCCACCAGCTTGTATCCGGTCCATTTCTTGCCATTCATAGCCTCTTGGTAGACAAATTGATCGAACGAGTTGATCCAGCTACGGTATCTGTCTATTTTGCCGATCATTTCAACGATTTCCTCGTCCGTCATGAGTAACGGTTCACATTCCTCATCAAAGTCACTGGTGATGGCATCATATTGCGCTCTGCACTGTGCCTTGAGCGGGCAGAACTGGCAGTGGTCTCCGATCTTCTGTTCTCCACCACCTTCCCAAGCCACTTTAGCCTTCGGTTTTAAGACTTTCTCACCCCACACTAGCAAGTCATTGGCTGACATGGTGAGCGTGTCGTAGTGGTCCAATCTTGGCTGTACGATCGACATACGTACTTCTTTTATGTCGCCTCTTTGGGCTTCCGGGATGGTGTTCAGCATTCCTAGAGCGTAGATCATCAACTGCGTGTTGCTTTGTGCTGATACTTTCACGCCAGCACCGTATTTCAAGTCGATGACATGCAGGATTGTAGGGCTTAGCAGAGTAGCATCAGAGCTACCGAAGGATTCCGGGATATACTTGCTCAAGTCAAAGGTAGCTTCCCAATATCCGATTACATTATCACCTGTTTCTTCCTTATGCATGGCGTGGAATTCGTTTACTACGAAGTCTACGTAGCTTCCGACATGTCTTACCATATCCTCGGAGAAGTAAGGGCTTTTCGCTAGGTCATCGGGAACAGGTAATTCGTCTATCTCCGGATAGTACAAGTCTCGGTCCCACAATTCCAGCGCATTCTGAGCTATCTCGTGTGCCAGCGTTCCTTCATCGGCATACACGCTGCTCTTGTTTTCCACCGATTCGGCTAGTCTAGCGGATGGCGGGCAATTAAGCCATCTCTTCGAACTCGATGGTGAGAGGAGAGCGTGGTCACGCTCCCCATGATTTATCTTTTCCATGTTAGATGGCTTTTACGGCTTCGTAGAACTTGGCGTAATCGGCTTCTCTCAGAGTAGCGAATGTCGAGCATCCACATGACTTGAATACCTTGAGAACAGCTTCACGGTCCTTCTTGATCTTGATGCGGGCTTCGTCTCGGCACATGTCGATTGTGACAACTTTTTCTTCCGGTTTCTCAGCGATTTCCTTGTCGAACGGCATTTCCCCGGCTGCTTCGGCTACCTTATCATTAGCTGCTTCTGCCTTAGTTTCTTCTGCCTTAGTTTCTTCAACGGTCTGTTCTTCCGCTTCTTGGGTAGGAGCTTCCAGCTCTCCCTTAGATGCGCTCATCAAGAGACGACGCAACTTGGCGTTCGTGTTCTTTCCGGGGTAATCGGATGGGTCTACGTTGTACACTTCGACTAGGATTTTAACCAGTTTGTCTGTAGGCATGGCAGCGAGTTCTTTCTCGGACATCTCGGTAACGGCTTTCTTGGCTTCTTCGTTTCCTTCGAATACTTCCTCTACTGCTGACTTGTTATCAACGATAACTTCAGCCTTGTTTGCCTCGTTGGACGAGTCAATTACGGTTTCTTCAGATTTCACACCGGGAATATCTTTGGTCAAATTCTCGAACTTCTTCTTGTCTTCTGAAATGTTCGGTTTCGGAGCAGGTGCGAGAGATGAAGGTGCTGGAGCAACAGCAGGATATCCTTCTTCGCTCGCTTTTCTAGCCGCTAGAGTAGCCGCGAATTCAGCTAGGGTTTGCAACTCATAAACTTTTGTTTCTCTGTCAATACTAATTTCTACTTTCATGATTACTGTTTTTTAAATGTTAAATATTTTTCGGTTATTTCTGCTTTGCTAAGTCTCAACGCACCATTCATGTTACGATAGGAATTGAGATAGCCTTGTTTTACTCTGTAGCGTACCGCATTCTCGGTAAGGACCAAAATACGAGCAGCTTCGCTGACCGTGATCAATTCTAACTTCTTTTCTTGATTCTCCATAAACTCAATTAACTTTTTTGGTTTTCTATAATTCCTTAAAAAATCTACATACGCTCTTTCCCTAGCCCTCTCGTAGATTGGGTGGTATAGTTCGGCAGTCTTCACTATAAAATCTTTTATCGGGTATTCAAACTCTTCTCCGAAAAACTCTAATACTAGATGCCTTGCAAATACCTCCTTCACTGTGAGGCGCAATGGGGATGAAAACTTATTAAATGCTTCGATGGCTGACTTGCATCGTGCTATGCCCTCCGTTACAGCATCATAATAAAACTTTTCGAGCGCACATAGATTCACTTTTTTCTCCATTGCTTTCGGTTTTTAAAATTCAGCGAGCCCGTCTATCTCCGTAGTGGTCCTTTGTTCACCACACTTATTTCCTCAGCCAATCGTAGGTGACTGAACGTCTGATTATCGGTTTACGATTACGCTGACAAAGGTACGGCTTTTATTTTAATTTGCAACAATCTGCACAAAATAATTTCAGTATTTAACGTTTATTAGCATGAAAAACCTATCAAATAACTGTAACTCACTGATAATCAGATAATATGCGATGCCGTGCATTGATGTGCATAGATGAAAATTGGCATCTACTCCGTGTAACTGCCTGCAGATCAGACCGATGCATTGATGCATTGATAAAATCGGATTTTTCTATAATATACATAAATATGGTGTGTGCGATAATATATAATTACAATATACCTGTTTTCATATATTTAATAATACCTCATTTTATCTATGCATCAATGCAAATATCTATAAATCAGTTAGTTATCCTGCACAGATACAAAAATATTCAACAATGCCTATCAATGCAGCTTGCGCATCACACTGGTTTGTAGCAACTTACGTGCATACTCGAATCTACGGATATACTATATACCTTACAAATCAGTCGAAATTGGCTGAAAATGTCACGTGAAGCCTGTTTTTAGGGTTTCTGTTAGTTACGGTAGTCAGTATCTTAGGCTTGCCAATCCGGAAGAACAGGAACCGTTTCTGCTTGACATGGCTGATTACGGCTAGTGAGTCAACCGACGAATTGTTAATTTCTGTAGAATCCGGTGACACCCTTCCCTCTATTCTGTTCCATCCGTCGTAGTATTCGAATCGGTAGATACCGGGAATTGTATCCCGGATAGTCTTGGTAACCGTACGAATCTCTAGCTTGGTTTCTACGGTGTGCGCTGACTTGACATCCCGTAGCTTTATCTTTAGATCCTTCACGGTCTCCTGCAAGTCTGAATTGAATAGTTCTAGCTCTGACTTCTTCAAGGATAGCGAGCGTATCTGCTCAGCGAACTTCCCGCTCTCCGTTCTGTACTGCGTAGCCTCGATGTTCAATGCTTCAATGTTACTCTGTTTACGGTCCAGTTCGACCTTCTGTCGCTCTACCTTATTAAAAAGGAAGCCCACTGCTATTACTAGCAGCAGGCATGCGATAATCAAGTACTTTCTCATGGTGTGATTATTACGCTCTTCTTTAGCAGCCCGTACTCGCTTCTCACATCGAAGCAGGGACACGCCTTAATATACTCTGCTGGTTCTACTTCCCAATTTCCGTTCAAATCCGGAGATGTATCCCGATGTCCCAGCAATTCGACAATTGGATAGCGTGCGCAAATATCGTTGATCAGATTCATCAGAGATGCTTTCTGTTGTGGTGTGCGGGTATCCTTCGCTTTCCCGTTCTTGTCCAGCCCGCCTACGTAGCAGATACCGATTGAATGGCGGTTGTATGATTCTTTGGAGAATCCCTTAGTATTACAGTGAGCACCTACGGATGTTTCTTTTCTACCCGGTTCTACTGTTCCATCCAAACGGATCACGTAATGATAACCGATTCCGTTGAATCCTCGCTGTTTGTGCATGGCATCAATTTCCTTTGCGCCTATGTCTTGCCCTTCACGTGTAGCACTGCAATGGATAATAATTGCGTCTACCTTATTGGTGTTGATTACCATCCTTAGTTTCCTCCTTCCGGTTTTCACCGATGTTAAAGTTTTTGAAATAACTCTCTATTTTCCCACGAACGTAGATACTTATGCCGAAGATCGATCCAGCCCAAATCAAGCATTGTGCAAAATACCACAGCACCGATTCGTGGATGGAACCATCAGCGGACCTAAAGAAGCCCAAATAACACAATACAACTCCCGAAATCAGCATTCCGATAGCTGTAAGTATCTGCAAGTCTTCTTTCATCCCCCCTTTCATAATTATATGTGTTAGTTAATAAAACATATGCGGTATTTTTGAGGCTTGCAGCACTCGTTTTCCTGTGGTTTTATAGATTCTTTGTACTTTTCGTAAACGGTGTGGAAGTCCTCTAAAAATGCATCCGCTTTCCCTTTTTCTGCCTCGTAGCGTCTACTTTTAGAGTTGTCCGGAACAATCACCGATGCCGAATAGCCGGGAATCTTGAATCCCGTGGACGTGCTTTTCTGATCAGCGTCCTTGACATACCGAGCAAAGGCATAATAACACAGGATTGTGGACAGTGGAACAATCTCGTAAGACTCCTCGCCCACGTCAACAGTGAGCGAATAGGCGTCATCTGAAGTAGACGAATCCGGAATGTCTCCGCCATCCAAACCACCGCCAAACGAAGCGGGAACCTTGATAAAGGTGTCACCGCATAGACCCTGCTTGATGTCGAGTTTATCGGCTTCTTGAATGACCTTGTTGATCTCGGAGTCCTTGACATCAGCAGCGATGTTAAAGATGTCCCGGAATTTCTTGACCACGTTTGCAAAGTTAGCCATATCGATTAAACATTAGTTATTGTAGCCGTTTCAGTTTCCTCGAGTTCATTCCGGATTTCGCAAAATTCTTTCGGAACATCGAAAACTCTAGCTAGTTCACGGCTTATCTTGTTACGTAATTTAACTGTCGACCTGCGGTAGACCTTCTGCATCTCACGCACCACTTCTCCGGATGCGTTCGAAAACGAAATCAGTGATGAGTCTACGAGCGGGATCGGAATGTTGTAAGCCTGTGAAGCGATGTCTTTCTTAAGAGGTTCGCAATAGGCTTTGTACAGGTTAGCATCAATCGGTGTTCCCAAGTCGTCCACCTTAATGAACGGACGGGATTGCGGGATCATCGTGTTGTCATCACGGACCATCACCACAGCTCCGGCACCTTCAGCACCCATGATGTCACGCATTCCTTTGACGAAGTCATCCTGTTCCTTCTCGTCAGTAAAGTCACCGTGCGATACGATCTTGCACATGTGGAATCCCCGTGTAAGCGTGCGTTCCACGTAAGTGGAGTTCATCGCTTCGGCTTGCATCTCTGATTGTACTGCGTGGAACGGAGAAATCGGATATGGCCTGGTGGTACAGAAGTTCATGTACAGCAACTGACCCGGATGGTTCTCGATGCCACCGTAAAACTCGCATTCGCTGGCGAAATTGTCCGGATCGAATGCCGGATAGGTCACCGATGTTTTCTCAAGAGTCGTGCTTTTGATATTCTGCCTTTCCCAGTTGTTGAACACCACGTACTTGTGGATGACCGGATTGGTCAGGTAATCCTTGTTCAGCCCCGCACGAACATATTCAAAAGGAACATGGTAGACAGCCTTCGGACGGTAATCGCCTCCGTATTGGACGATAAGCGCAGCGCCCCGGAATCTTGCGATGTCGTATGCTATGGAGTTCAGTATATCGTTCAATGTGTCCCCATAGGCATTCTCAAGATTGGCGAATTCATCATGCAGGAAACCTTCGCATTCGATTGCTTCCGACAACCTTTCGGTGCTTAGAGCGGCTGTTTTGCTCGCATAGATGAGTTCGGATATAATTTGGGGATACAGGTTTCCTTCCCCGTATGCCACAACCATCTCATTCGTGCGTGCGCTCGTCTTTAAAGCCCTGTCTATTACTACATTAACTTTCTTGTGCGCTATCATCACTAAATGGTTTGATTACTTTTCTTCGTTCAATTCTTTCTCAAGGTCTTCCAGCACCTTATCATCTTCGGGAGCAGCAGGTGTTTCATCCTTCGGAGTATCCTCTTCCTTCGGAGTATCCTCAGTTTCCGGGATCACCGTCGGTGTGTCTTCCGCACCTTCCTCCTCGGTTTCTGCGCCTTCTTCCTCGATTTCCGGGATTACTGTAGGAGTATCCTCAACTACGCTCTGACCGGGAAGAACGAATTCGCCAAGGTCCTCGAAATAATTGACGTATTCCCTATTCTCGCGCATCAATCGGGCTGCGATCGCGTCGGTACAGTTGAATGCACGGTAAACGATGCCGTCTCCTACGTGATTGATCGACATCCCCGGCTTCATGACGTAACGGGCATGCACACCGTTGATGTAGTGTTCCTTGTACCAGCGTTCGCATAAGCGCGGTCCATGTGACACACAGGATCGAGTTTCAGATGAGTCATCCGCACGCACAGTTTCAGAATTTCTACGCTGTCCGTTAACTGTACCAATTCTCTCATCGGTTGGATATCTTTAGTTTTTCTCTTAGCCATGTTGATTATTGCTTTTTAAGATTGTTGTACTGCTCCGCAGTGATGATGTAGCGATAGTCGCCACAAGAACCATCCGGAGTCTTAAGAGTCGCGGTTGTAACACCGTCTGTTGCGCTGTCAGTTACCATATCGGAAACCTCCATAGGTGAATGTGCCCCTAACAGATAGTATTGGTTGGTCTTGGTTCTGACCGCCAGAAGGAACGATCCGGACAGCAAACCGTTGATATAGGTTACAACGGGAAGCGCAGAAAGCAACTTGATGTTTGCCGTGATTTCCAACATAGTAGGAGCGTTATCATTCTGACGAGCAGCCTCAGTAATCTGTACGGAGTTCTTCACGCATTGGATAGTGTAGCCACGGGTCCCGCCCTTCAAGGTGATGGTGACTGCTCCCGCTGTCGGGGAAGCCGCGATACTTGACACATCCGCGTGGTTGATGATCACAGCCTCTTCTACGCCCGATACCCCGGATATCAAACCAGGATTGTTACAGTCGAAGCCTAGATCACTAGATATTTTCTTGATACATGCCATGATTATTCCGCTTTAGCAATTAATGTATTCCAAGTCGATTCCTTAATGGTCGCTCTAGCCTCGCCAAGAACGTTTTCCGGAGTCGAGATGGTGATGATTGTGAAGCCACCATTTTCGTTAGCCGATTCTTCCAGCGCGGAAACTTCCAAACCATGGTTGCAACCGAAGATACGGTAAACACCGTTTTCTATCATTTTGGCTACAGCTACAAGTCGTGAGTTGATGATCGTGTTGACAAAGTCAGCCTCCACCTTGGATTTCTTGTAGACTGTAAAGTTTACGGATTGTTCCAGCGCATTAGGCGCATTCTCATTCGATCTTACCGCCTCAGTAGCGTTAGCGCCTTTTCGGATCGATGCCACACGAACAGGCTTTCCGGTAGATGTCAGAGTTACTGTAGCCTCTCCCCTGTCGATAGCTACAGATTGTATATCCGAGTAGTTGATCAGCATAAGATCAGCAATGCCGACCGCGCCGCCTAAGCAGTCATAGGTGATAGCACCTGCAATATTACTTATACATCCCATATCAGCCTCCTACTTTATTAGCGTTAAGATAATTCCACACAGTCGTATTAGCTACGGCTACAGCATCTCCTCTTCCCCCATCCGGAGTCTTGAGAGCGACGGTAGCAAAGCCGCCATTAGCCGAGGTATCTGAGTCAGCCGCGGAAGCCTCCAATCCAGCTACCTTGATCGTACCACCGTCTTTCAGCTTTCCAAAAGCGACAAAGTTTCCATTCAGAAGAGACTCAACGATGCGAGCACCGTCTTTCGTCTTATCGTAGACAGTAACTGTCACTGTCTGCTCCATCCCGTTGGCTGCGTCTGATGTGCGGATCGCCTCGGTGATCTTAGCGCTGTTCTTGTAGCAGTCGACCGCGTAAGCCTTCATTCCCAAGTTAAGAGTTAGGGCAGTTACTTCGTTATCAGTGATGGTGATGGTCTTGATGTCAATTTTGTTTACGAGGAGAAGCTCGGACAAACCGATAGCTCCTCCTGCGCAGCCGAAAACGATAGCTTTATTGAGTTTAGTTAGACATGCCATTGTTTTCAGTTTTTAAGTTTATCCCGCTTTAGTTGCGAGTTTCATGATTTCCGGAACAGCCACCATTACGTCAGCAGCGAAGACAGTAGTAGAGTAGTACTTACGTGTCTGAGCGTCCTGCAAGAACGGTTTGATGTTGATATTGCTGTCTTCCAGAACGATCTGGATGTTCGTCTTCGGAGTAAACGCGATGAACGCGTCGATCTTGGTTGTATCAGCGAGCATAGATGCCGATACATGTGGCAGTTCGTTGATCTTGTATCCTTCCAGGTAGTACTCCGGTTTACCGTCCATCATGATCATCTGAGCGATGTGGTTGTCCTTCTGTTGTGTGAAATCCTTGAAGATACGCATCACGTTAGATGTAACGAAGAACTCAGAGTTTTCCAATTGATCCGGACGTTGGGCGTCGATCAGATTCTTCATCGTGCGGACAACTCCTGTAGTGTCGTTAGTGTCAAGAGTCAGTGTAAGAACTTTCTCTGCACTTGTAGTCATCTGGTTCAAGAAACCACCGTTCTTAAAGATGTTGTAGGATTCTTCAGCATCTTTTTCACCGTCCAGCCAAGCCAAACGCAGCAAGTCAGCTTCCAGCACTTTCAGAACTTCTGATGCCATGAAGCCCGCCAATTCAGTTTCGCTGAAGTCGTCAGACAAGTGGATGCCTTTAGCCACCATCTTGCCCCACAGGTCCTGCAAGCAGACTACGATAGGCAATTCAACAGGTTGGAAGTCGTAGTACTTCACCTTGTCGGCCATCTCTGTGTATTCGTACTTGTCGTCGCAGCCCTTAGACTTGCGCAATGCCTTGTCTTTAGCGGTAAAAGTCACGATAGGAGTCTTGTTGTCGATACCAGCGAGCACTGTTGCGCCTCTCTGCATCTCCCCTACCAGTCCGACAGTCAACGAGATGATCTCGGAGAGACTGCCCATGTTAAGTTTATTCAAATCGGTAAATGTCATAGTCGTATAAGTTGTTAGATGTTAAGTTATTACTTCTTTGCGCAATATCTCTGCATAGCTTCGTAGGCAGCTTTGCGTCTGTCCTCCTTAGACAACTGTGTCTTGTCATTCGGGGATTGTTTAGACTTGCTAGCGTCATTGCGTTCCTGTTGGGCAGGAGTTTTTGTCTGACGTGACAGCATTGTCTTGATCTCACCCAATGACTGTTCAACAGCCTGCAGGCGTTTCGAGAATTCGTCCGGAGTCTTAGACACTTCTTCCTCAGTCTTCACTTCCTCAGTGTATTCCTTGAATTCAGCGATCTTTCCGTCTTTGATCACGAGGATGAGTTTTCCTTCTTCGCCAAGATCAACGATGACTTCGCCATCTTCGACAGGTGAACCATCCTCTTTTACTACTTCATCACCAACCGCAGCTTCTTCTCCGCTTGCCTTGATGGTGATCTTTTCACCGTTAACTGTGCTCACAATCTGGTCAGCCAGCTTGGTTTCTTCCTCTTTCTTCTCATCCTTTGCTTTTTCTTCAGCAAACTTGGAGAACAGGCTTGTAAAAAATCCCATAGATTTACGATTTTGATTGTTATTACTAAATAATGAACTCGTTGCAGCCGGAAGACCTACAAGGTCGCAAGTAATAAGGTCAACGAATTCGGATACGTCCCACGTCCCGTTTTTCTCGTTCCAAACCTTATAATCCACATCGTAGACGGATACTCCGAGCATCTCCGGTTCCTTCTCAATCATATCTGTCATAAACTTCACATCGTCCGGGTACGCTTCCGACGCAGCCTCGGAGATGGTAAGGTCCGCATACACTACACCGTCCTCCTCCACGAAGTTGGAGAAACTTCCGATGTAGTTATCCAGCATATCTAGTCCGTTGTGTGTCTTACGAGCATGGATGGGTCTAGCATTCCCTAGCGCTACCAATGACGCGAGAGACTCGGGGAGGATGACAGTCTTCCCTTCCGTCCATTCACCATTAACGTAGTCGCCCCAGTAGTTAGTGGTAGGTCCTGCTTCTATTATTCTTAATCTTTTGAAAACCATAGTTGTTCCTAATTAATTGCAAAGGTATCTATTTACTTAGTTAATTTCTAAAACTCCCGTTTCAATTTGTCGCGGAGTCTATTACCAGCGTACGTCCCTGCTGAACATCGGTGATGTCTTGTACAGACACTACCGGATTCGGGGCATTCTGAACACCGTCCACGAAAGCAAGCGCAATGGCTGCGATCGTCTTGGGCGACAGGTCGACATCCTTCTTGACAGCCTTGTTCAGATTTGTCAACGACTGCGCGCTAAGCACATCGAATCCGCCACCATCGGCATACTTGTAAACGTTCGATCCACCGAATGACCGTCCACCGTACTGCATGTTCAGCGCAGACAGCGCGTTGATGGCACTGGATGCCTTGCGATTGAGGATGTACATGTTTTCCCCGCCTTCGGCTTCGAAACGCTGACCGTTCGATCCGACAAAGGTCACGCCACCCTGCGAATGGGAATGTCCGAATATCTGACCACCCTTGGCGTACTTGCGGACACTGGTGTTGGTCTTCGGAACATCCTCTTTTACCTTAGCGATAGAGGCTACCTGCTTCAATCCGGCTGCGATAACGATCGCTGCCTGTGCAACGCCCCATATACCGCCCTGCGCAATAGCCTTGGAAGCACCGAGATATGTATTGATCGTAGCCTGTGCCAGCGCAAACACCTTTCCTGCTGCCGATTCCTGCCCCATGATGTTCGAGATCTGTCCGGCAATATCAGCGGTCATCTGTAACTTGGCGTTGACCAATTCCTTCTCACGTTTCTCACGAATCTGAGCGTACTTGGCTTCGATCAGAGTCACGTCAGCACCTACCTTCTCGGCTGCGGCAACCTCCATCTGATACTGCTGCTCAAGACGGAGAGTCTCACGCTCGAAGTCGCTGGTGATGTTCTCCTCATCGATGGCACGCTGGTTCTCCAGGTCCATTGCTTTCGCTTCTTTACGTTTCGCCTCCTCCTCGGCTTCGATGGCAGCTACCTTCTCCTGGAATGCCACCTGCTGTTCGTATCGGATGTTGTCGAATTCAGCCTGTGTGATCAGACCCTGTTCCAGTCGGTAGCGTTCCTTCTCCAAAATCGCCTGGTTCAGTTCGTTCTGATCCTCCAGGGATTTCCGTTTGTCCACGATGCCGATATTTCGCTCGCGTATCCGCAACTGTAATTCCGTTATACCCGTTTCGTAGCTTTTCAGAACCTCCTGCTGAACTCTCTTCGCGGTCTCCGCTGCCTTTTTGTCGGCATCTTCCTTCGCTTTCTTGGCTTTTTCAGCGGCTTCCTTTTGTGCTTTTGCGTAGTCTTCAGCGCGTTTCTTGTCGGCAGCAGCCGCATTAGCTCTTTCGGTGTTCTCGAAACCGGAACGCTGACCTATCAGCTCACGTCTCTGCGCCTCGTATTCGGCCTGCTTCTGCTCCAATGCAGCCAACGCTTCCACTTCCTTACGTCTATCCTCGTCGGATGTGTAAGAAAGGGCATTCTGTGCCTTGATCTGCTCGTATTTAGCCCGCAAAACACCGAGTTCTGCCTCTTCCATCTGTCGCAGAATCTCAACACCACGGTCTGCAGCCTCGGTACGTTCCTGCAGACTCTTTGTCTGCTCGGCTACGATGGTCTTCATCTTCTCCAATTCCCTGCGTTGGCGGGCGAGGACCAGCACATTGTCGGTCTCGGCATTGTAGATGTCACGCTGCACCTGCGCCATGCCTCTAGCAGTTTCGATAGACTTGACGGTTTCGTCCGATATCAGACCCAGCCAATTGTAAACCTTGATATAAGCCTCCGCCAGCCATTCAAAAACCTTTACGATCTCAGCGAACAGAGCAGCCACAGCATCCAGCACCTTCGTGATGATCAGTTCGATGGGCGCAAGGATCGTCTTCACTGACACCGCTAACTCGTTGTTACGGTCCATCAGCTTACCGATAGCCGAGATGACTGCGAGGATAGCCGATGCGATGGCTACGAACGGATTCGCCATGAGCGCTGCATTGAACGCCTTGATGGATGCGATGCCCCCGGTCATCCCCTTGATCATCTGTCCGGTCGCACCTGTCATGCCACCAAGATTGGCGGTGGCGGCTTCGATGTCCTCAGCATAGTTACCCACGTTTCTCCGTGTGTCGCCTACCCCTTTCTCCAACTCCTTCAACCTGTCGGAAATCTCCTTGGTCTGAGCGACCATCTGTTTCCCCGACTCAGTATTGGTGCGCTGCTCTACCGACATCTTGTTCAGCGCCTTCGTGTTAAGAGCTAGCTGCGCCCGCAACGTCTCGACGCTTTCCGCCTCTGAGTTTACGATGGTGGTGTGCGCCTTGATCTGCGCAGCATTCTCCGATGTGGCTACCTTGTTGTTGTTTAGCTGCTTGGTAAGAGCGATGATCGCCTTCTCTGATTTCTCTGACTGCTTCTCGAATGCCGTCTGATCCAGCAGGTTATCCTTGTAGTTCTGACGGATGCCCGCAAGAGCGAGTTTCTCGGCATTAATCTGCTTGACAAGCTGCTTCTTCTCGTCCGATAGTTCGAGAGACTTCTTTATGAGCGCGTCCAAACCGTCTACGGCTTCAGCCGTGTTGAACGATAGGTCTAATAGTGTAACGTCTTCTGCCATTATTTCTGTCTCAATAGATTAATTTTAGTCAATTTTATCTTACATTCCTGCGTAGAAAGGTTGTAATCCGTGATCGACCGGATGTAAAAGAACGCATTCAACTGCTTGAACCACACCACACCGTTCTCCTTGTATTTGTTTTCGATGTAGTAGTAGGGTATCTTAGCCTTAATTGTCACGTCCAATGCGTCCGAAAACAGCCCGTAGTACTTCTGTAGCGACTGCGTGTAATTGATCGACTTGAAGTATCCTACCCAAGTAGACCCCAAACCAACCGCCCCTTTACGAATGGCGAATCTAGGATACGTCCCATCTTGGGGATATGGCACACCGGATTCCACGATGTCACCCTTAGCGGTGAACGATGCCTTCGAAACCTGTAGACTCTTGAAGAAATCCCCGATCTTGAACACTGCGGTGTTCGGGAAGCCCTCAGAATCCTCGATCTTGTCGGTTGACAGGTAAAAGTCAGACCAATCCTGTCGGGAATCATTGAAGGTTATCGGACCATTCTGAGCCACGTTGCGCGCCTCGTCAGCAATCAGCTTGTACACGTTGACATTGACGTTCGTGTTTCCGTTGACATCCTCAGTAAGTGTAAACTTCCACCCCCATTGGAATATCTTACAGATATCGGTTAGATACGTTATGGCATCCGATACTCCGCAGTTTCCAAATTCTTGTGTAAGTCCTGCGGTATTCTGAAGCGATGTTATCTTTCCCGACAGGTTTACGGCTTCATCCGGTGACATGAAGGATGGCGGAAGAGCATTCAACCTGTTGTAATCATTGATATCCCGGCTGATGTAGAATCCGTAGAAGTTGCGGATCGGTATATTCATGGTCGTGGAAATGTACTTGTAGCGGACCTGTGTAATGTCGTTCTGTTCACCATCTTTTTGGAAGACCGCTACCGTCTGATTATTGTACACCGCCTTTAGAACCACATAGTTCAGCACCGTGTCTACTTTAGACATGTCCAGCGTAATGTATGCGTCGTTGTCCATAGTAACGACCGCTACCGTTGATTCTGTCACGCCACCCGGTGCTGTCATGGCTGTCCGGGTATCGTACTCCTTGATGTCCAGAGCGTTGCCTCTGAAATATTTCGTGCCATCGTCCGTCTCTGATGCATATCGCCAAAACACGGTAACCGACTTGCCTACAAGCAGATCAGTGATGCCTATCTGACCCTTGTTCTCGATGATCAGACCCGGCACATAGCCTCCGTAGTCGATAGCGGGGAATGCCACGGGATTAACGGTTCCCAGCGCTTGCTTGATCAGATCACTAGCCCGGAAGAACCGGGTATTACCCACGTTCGAGTCGATGAGCGTAGCCTCCACGACTTCCTTCGGCAACTGCGACATCTTGAGATCAGACTGCGACAGGGCAATGCTGTAGCTCTCCTCATCACAGGTCACCTTAGCCTTGAACCGCTTGTTGATCGCTATCCCACCTAGGTAAATCTTAGCCTCATACTTCGTATCACGCATCACGTAACCGAAGTTTCGCATCTGATAGAAGATGCCATCGTTGACCTGGTTTCTCGGAGCTTTGATGTTGGCTGAGTAGGTACGGGTAGACTCTCCGAAAGCGTAGGGAGATGACGCATTGATGGAGAGCTTGACATCCGTCTTAGTCAAGCCCTCCAAGAATGTACCGTTTATCTGAATCTTTACATCCATATCAGTATTGGAATTTTAACGTTGCTGTTTTTGCCAGACCTGATGCCGTATACTTGATCCCTGTAGTCGAGGAGCAGCGCATCTTGGTATCCCATTGTACACCGTCCAAGCCCCGCACCGTCACGTCCGGAGACGTTGACAGTACATCAAGAGCGAACTTGTTAGCCTCAGTCAGCTCGAATACACAGGTCAGCTCCCGCTTGGTTATCGTGCCACCGTCCAAGCCCTGTGTGATCGTAGGCTGCGTGCTCCAATTATAGCAGGAAATCGCATCGTAGGACCCACACGAGTTTAGCCATTTCAGTGTAATAGCCCCACATGCGAAAGTTTCCTCCGGATAGAACTTAACGGCTGCTACAGACCCGTCCAGATTCTTGAGCGTGATCTTCTTGTATTGGCACGCATCCGCGATCATGTCTCCCTGCAAATATGTGAACTCTTCTTTACTCCCATCCCGGTATATGGCTTCTACGGTATATCTGTGGCCGGGGTCAACGGAGTCGATATAGAAATCATCATCCAGCGTATGCGCTAGCGGTGCTCTGCGACCCAATTCGTCCCGGAAGTCCGTGTCGGTTTTAGTTACCCGATTTTTGTTGTTCGGGCTGGCTAGGTTCATGATCGGCAACCGGAGCGTCTGAGTCTTCGCATCAGCAGTCAAGTTAGCCCTGTGAGTTACTACCAGCTCCACTGTGTAATGGCTTATCCGTTTATTGAATGCAGGGATGAGCGGGTGGAAGTAGGATGCCAGGTCTATCTCGATGCCGTTGACAGGTTCCAGGTTAGCCACGTAGAACGAGTTTAGGGATGACCGGCATTGCACATAGAAGTATGCTATGATGTCCGTAGGAAGGTCTGTAACGACTATCTTCAACGGGATGTTATTCCATATGGTCATGCATCCCGGATAGGTGTACGTTTGACCGTCCGTGACCCTCACGCTAATATTAGCTCGCGATACTGATACTCTCATTGCGTTAATATTGTTAGAATTTTTGCTTTAATGATCTTATTTATATCCAGCGTTAACCGCTTCACCCTTTCGGGATTGATGATGTCGGAGACTACCCCTCCACCATTGTATTTGTTGGGAACTTTGATTCCATCCCGTTTGATTACGTAGGCTATGGCGTATGCCGCCTCTTCCGGGATGTCCGTTCCTGCTGTCCGGTTCTTGTCCTTGATCCACTGCTTAATAGCAGAAACGGGAGGAAAACTCCCAGCCTTCCTCCCTTTCTCCATTTGGATAACATGCTTCGGTGCTGTCAGTTTAACGGAGTCACCGTTCTCGTGTAAAATAAGATTCCTACCGAAGTCTCCGGAGGCTACCAAGCCTTTGGACACGTAGTTATCGAATATTTCCTTTCTCAACTGCTCAACTACCGCTACAATTTCCTTATCCATAGTTTAGCAGATCATTCGTTACTGAAAATGTCACTCTCCATCCGGATTTCTCAGAGTCATACAAGCCTTGAATCTTGGCGAATCTCAGACCGTCGACGTCGAAATGACACACAAAAGTAGACATTAGACGGTTAATATACAAGTCCGCCCGTTCCAAAGTTAGCAGTTCCTGCACGTTGTCGGTCATATAGTGTGACGCATCCAGACATTGCAGGACCACATCGTACTTCCGGACAGCTGGAGGCAGCTTGTTCATCCCGCCTCCCGGAACATCGAACGTGAGGAACATGCCGTTTATGGCGTTTACCTGCTCGTTCAGATTATCGTCCGATCCGAAGTAGAGAGGAAGCCCGATCTTCTCGGCTTCCTCGTTCATGAAATTTACTATATCGCTGAATATCATGGCTTCTTGATTATTGCGTCATCATGACCGTTACCACATACACACGCACCGGGAGTATTACCCATTACCGCGTTGTCCTTCAAGACCACATCCTGTCCACTTGCCAATTGCAGGGACAGAACTGCGTTATCATACAGGCGCACCCTTGTCTTTTGGATTGTGGTGCCGGTGGAACTGTAAGGCTTCAAGATTCGTGGAGTAGGAACGTATTCTACTACAAGCCTGCCCGCAGGTACATCTAGCAGAGTTACTATGTTGTCGTCCTTCTTTTTGAGTTCAAGACCCGTTAATGCCACATTGTCTTTAATCCCGGAGCCTAGTAATTTGGTTAAGGCGTCCCACGAAGAATAGTTGGCAGTATAAGTAACACTGTTGCCTAATGCGATAGTCCATGAATTACCAGAGTTAATCGGTCGTTTGAGGATGCACCATTTATCCGACTCGCCTTTCAATGAATCATAATATATACCAACAGATCCCGATCCGGTGCTAATGCGAGATACTTGCCAGTCGTCTTGACTTAAAAAGATATCGCTGGGGTCTTTCCGATCTATCTCGTTAGTGATATAACGGGCATTCTTGAATTCCGTAACGTAGCGCACCTCGGCTGTCTGTATATCGGATTCGTCCATGTACCCATCCGATACGAGTCTTAGTACGAGACCCAGGAACGATGCATTCTCTGGAACCTTGTAACTCTTCACCCAAGCAGACCTGCTTAAGAATTGTCCATTCCCGTCAAAGGCATTGCATTCTACGTAATACGCATCCTTACAGGTAACGGTGTCTCCCGGTCTTACCCGTATGGTGTCCACCAATCTTACCCGATGGGGGAGAACCTGTGGTCCCTTGGCTTCTTCCCATGTAGGGGCTTGCGCTCCTGTCGTGCCTCGTTCCCACAGGTTAACATCAAGGACACGGTTCACATATGACTGCCCGATCACCTCGACATCTCCGCGAACGTTGCATCCTTCACCTACTAATCCACTCCCCGAAATAGTAGGTACAGAAGAATAGTCGTAAGAGCGGATATACAGGTTAAGGGCTGCGAAGTCTTTAGGCGTGATGGCGCTGTTATCTGACTTTCCGAAGGCTAGTACGAAATACGGGTAGTCGGAGGATACAGATGTAGGGTCCGTTTTGGCATCAGCCAATATAAAGTTCTCGTCCAGATAGCACGCCACGGCAATCTTAAAGCCGCTAGGCATTGTCGGGAGATAGGCGCCTTCAGTGGAAAAAGGAGCGCGCGTCCTCACACGGTTGGGAAAGTCAGTCTTAGTATCTTCGTAATACTGACCTACAAGTGTATTGTTATACGCTCCCTGCTCGATAACAGACCCGTCCAAAGGGTCGTCTTTTGCGTCCGGACCTATATAAGCCCCATCAGCCGCGTTTTCCGGTCTGCTGACGAATCCGACAATTCTGTTGTTGAAAGATGCTGCATAAAGCCCCTGCCTGTGACTTGATGCAAGAGTATTACCGATAAACGCCTTGCCTAGATGTTCTTGTGCATACGAGAAGTCTATGTCCTCATAGACGTCACCGTTGAAGATATTGCTCATGAACACAGCCTTAGGGACGATGCAGTTACGCAACACCAGGCTTCCTTTAGCCATCAGTGATGAGTTATAAGTATTCTCGTCAACTCTCAGCAACGGACAGTCATAAGCCGAGATGAACCTGTCACGGGTAGCTGTGTTTCTGCTACTATTCGATAGATACTTATTGTATTCAAGATGCCCCACGTTACGGAATGATCCGAATAGCTTATATTCGCTTCTGTTTACCGATGAATACATAGTTGTATTGATCAACTCGCCAGCAAGGAACCGTATCTGTGTAGTAGATAAGCCATAGTTATCAGTAGGCATCACGAAATTAGAACCATCCATCACGTATGTCCCGGATGCTGATTCCGGACGAAAGTCCATTAACACAGAATCGTTAACATGACCGATTATCTTGGCACCGGAGGTTTCTAGTTGGGCGGGCGTAAGACCGCCTGCTTTTCCAAAAGTCAACCTGCACAGATTATAAACCGGGTGGTACAGTTTTGTAAGAGATGCCGTGATATTAAACGCTTCTCCCGCGTATGCTGGTTTACCCGTTGCAGCATCAATATACGCCCAAAATACTCTGCAATTATACCCGGATGGCACGTATACATATGTGTCTGTCCCTACCCGTACATCTGCAATACCTCTACACGAGTCTGTCGGTGCGGGGGTAACTACCATTTTCTCAAACAGGGTCCCTTTTAGCGCGTTTGTGTTGTAATTTCCTTGCCCAAACGGGAACGCCTTCGTATTGGATTCAGGACCACAAACCACGTCCATAGATATCCCGATGAATGAATCCTTGATAAATACATTGTTCTTGGTTTCTATTGCAAGCGACCTTACCCATATGTTACCCGGAATAAGCGTATCCCCGCTAAACTCCGTTACCCCATCCGTATGAACCGCCTCGGCACCGCGGGGGAACGTCCCTACATAGGCATTGTCCTTAATACGAACATCCGGTCTACCCGAGATGTCCCCACCCGCTAGCCAGCATTCACCATCCTGCGATAACTGCTTCTCGGACGCGACCCTGCCGCCTACTGTCCCTTTCGGGATAAAGCCACCGAGAGAGTATATGTCTCTCTCGGCTACTATGAATCCTTTTGAATTAATTGAATGCTTCTTTCCCATATCACCAGGTTTTCTTTGTAGGTGGTAATTCCGGTTTACCCAATTCGTCGGGGCTGGAGATGCGGTGTTTACCGTAGATTGTTCGTGATCCTGCGGAAAGGTTGAAGTTTCCTACGAGTTCTATGTCACCATTAGCTACGACAAAACCTGTTCCGATTATACGTGCGTTATCCCGCATTTCCAATAGCCCGTTCACTGTATTCATCAAATCTTTGTTAGCTATGCTGATATGTGAATTATCCGACATAAGCAAGAAGCCCCGATCTGTGCTGACAACTGCGTCAATAACCGCATTATCTGACATCTCAATCTTGACGTGATTATTAGATACACTACGTTGTTTCAGAATTTTCGAATTGTCACGCATAACTAAGTTTTTGATAATAGCTGGATTAGTCACTTTCGCAGGAATGTACTTCGCATTATCCTGCATGTAGATGTAACCTTCTACCTTGCCGTTCTTCAGCTCCGCATTACCTCCGATGTAGCCCGTACCCTTCAGCGGTGTATCCACGACCTGCGCGTTTCCTTCGATTCGGAAGTTACCGTTGATCTCTACGGCTTCAAGGCTGGTCGAATGCACCTTGCTAGCACCGCCAAGCGTTCCACCGAATACGTTGCGTCCGATGATGTTGAACACACCGTCCAGCACGCAGTCAGAGTACACCACGGAGTCGTATGAACTCCCCAATGCACCGTATCCCATATGCTCAACAGAAGCGTAGTCCTGCACCAGCATCCCGAATACCTTGTCATCAGCGTTGCGATAGAGGCGATACATCCCTTCTACGTTGGAAGATACAAGAATCGTGTTCTCTTCTTTCATCAGAGTTTTTCCAAGATGCTCAGAAGCCTTAGAGAAGTCGATGTTATCCCATACGTTCACCTTCGGGTCGTAATAGTGAATCGCTGAACCAACGGGCGTGTTACAATTCTTGAAATAGAACGTCTTTCCGGATGCGACCATATTGGCTAGGTCGGGGAACGTAACGAGCGAAAATTCAAAGTCCGGGCAATCCGATACGTTGAACAATCCCTTTGCTACTGAATACGCCGATACGCTAGCCGGAGTATTGATGTTCGTGTTACGGAACGTTCCCGTGATGTAGTGGGGCACGTTCGGTGTAATTACGATTTGGTAGTTAACCTTGATAAAATCCGCGTTCGCCCTCACTATGTTCGTCTTATCAAAGCTACATTCAATACGTAGGTACGAATTTTGAATGTTTACTTGATACGGTTTATCGCCCGGGTCTATAACCTCGTAACGTAGGATACTGGTTGCCAATGCCACGGCACCATTATACGCGGGAACAATAGACGAATTAAACACGCGTATCGTGGCTTCCCTCGCCCGTGTTATCGTGATACCCGCTGCTGTCACGTCCGCCGGAGTTATCGCCGTTTCCCCTACTTTGCGTAGGTCCACAAGGATATACGGTGCTGTGGTAGTCAGTGTAACAGATGGACCCCCCACAGTCCAAGCGGTTGCCGATGTTATGATTCCGGCTTCGTCCAACGAGATTAACCTTGCCTCGTAGGCGGTGCTTGTGATAGCCACCTTTCCCGCTGTCCCGGCGAACAATTGTGCCTGGATACACACACGGGTAGTGACATTCGATTTAACAGGGATACTACCCACCGTTACGTTAAAGCCTCCTTGTTCGAACATCGCAGGGGTCTGCGCCACATCGAACGATTGCGTTTCGAACGAGATAGCTCCCATGATGCGGGAATTACCGGAAATGATAGTAGCTTTAGGTCTAGCGATAGCTTTTGGTAGATTGTTCCCCATGTCCACAATAGCCTCATCCATAACACGTACACCGGGATACTCCAGTGACCCGCTAAATATCCAACAGTTACCGTCCTGTGACAGCGTATTAGCATCGTAGACGTATCCGCCTAGCTCCATAGGGCAAACGTCCCGCCCTTGTACCGTGAAGGGACGCAACGCTCTTACCCGTTTACGCCCGCCCTCTTCAATAATTTCGTACTTTTTACATTCCATAATCGATTATTTAGCTTTAGTTTTCATTCTCTCTACTTCGTCATGCCGTCTGCTGATGGCGAGAATGGCATCCGAGTAGATTATCTTCTTGGCTTCCTCGAAGGAGCACGACATCAGTTCTGCGGTCATCTGAACCATGCCCAGGATGTTCTTTGCTTCGGCTATCGGGCTGGTGTCCGCCTCGCCCCCGCCTCGGGGAAGCAGCGCAGCCTCCAGCTGGTCTGCACGATGAAACTCGGATTCAATAAACTTTGACAACTTGATCATGTCGGCTACCGTTTCCGGAACGTATCCGCACCATCCCTTGATGCGGTCGATCGCTGTCTCCGCTCTTCGGGCTTCGATCATCTGCCACAGTTCCACATCCTCAAGTTGGGGAATGGCGCGGATGATCCGACCCTTCCGAGTTACTAGGTGCGAAGGTACGATTAATTTTGCAAAAGCATCCAACAACGCCCGCTCATCTTGCGACATAGCCATCACGGCATCGGGCTTTAGGTTAGAGAGGCTTAGCAGGGACATGATCCTCTGCTTGCGGCTGATCCTGCGTTTCATGAATCCGTAGAAACGCTTGAAAGGACGCATCCATCGATGCACCACGTAACTTCTGAAGTTTTTGAATTTACCCATTTTTCCTTTGATTTTTAGCACCCGGACGGTACTTGGTTATAAGATAGTCGACTGCGTAGCGAATAGCGTCCATAGCGTGGTTATTCGCATCCTGCGGCTTCGTGATGTCGTACATCCCTGTCATCCTGTCGAGAGTCCACGAGTACTGGTCGAATTCGTCCTGCACGTTCCGTGATCCTGCGACTACGTGCAACTTGAACTGCTTGACTTCGCTGATCCCCGCAACCACCGATCCTCTCCCTTTGATACACGGGATGATCTTGCAGCCCAGCCGGGAAATCTCGGTGATGCTCTTCTGCTCTTGCGAATCAGCGATGGTGTACGTCTTGTGGAAGCCGAGATCATGGAGAACTTCGGATATGTCCCAGTTGACCATGCCTGTGCGATACTCAAGTTCTTCGATGTACAGGTCTCTGCCCTTGAAGCCGACACGCACGATGGCTGTGGGGTCTCCGGTGAATCCGAAGTCAAGTCCTAGACATTGCCCGGTAACATCAGCCGGGAAACTAGGAACTATGTCGTATTCCGGGTAAACCAGCCCTTCTACGCCTCCGGTTTCCCCGAGGCCGAAGATTCTCCACCAATTCTCGTCAGCCCGGTTTCTCTCGATCTCCTCGATCTGTTCGGGAGTCAAGTACGGATTGTCCTTGTAGGTGCTCACGATCTCGACCATTCCTGGTCCTTTGAAGTAGTCGTGTGCCCAAAACTTCTTGACAGGATTGAAGTCGATGTAGAGCATTAGCCGGGTACGCACCGCCATCTGACGGAACACTTCAAACGGGACACGCTGCGCCTCGTTTACGAACAGGATGTCACGGGCAGGACCGAAAACCTTAGACGAGTCCTCGCAGCCAAAGAATTCGATCTGTGACCCGTTCTCCAGCGAATAGATGGAATCGGTCAGATTCATGCATTTGTCGTCCCACACGCCTTCGTCTTGCAACATTCGCTTGAAGTCACGGAACATGCCTCGCTTGATGCCCGGCATCGTGTCCGTAACGCAGGAGATGAGGAGCGGTGTTTCCGATTCCC